TCAAACCTCATTCCTAAGTATTTCAGACCGTCAGTGTATGTTTTTTCCCATTCTTTTCTTGATTCTTTATCGTTTTCTACAGCATTAATAAGCTGTGATGAGATGCTACCTAAAACTGATTCGTCTATGTAATCAACCAAATTGGCATCAAATGGTATCTCTTCTTGTGGTTCTTCCATTGGCTCATCAAAACTAATAACATCATCTCCAATGTTAATTTCCATAGAATCAATCATTGATTCATCAAAGGTTTGCTCCGGAGCTTCTATATTAAATTCATCCACGCCAACATCAACAGACTTAGTTTGGTCTATTATGTCAGGATTGTTTTCAGTACCTAGTTGTCTATCTATTGCCATAGTTTTCTATTATATCCATAAAATTAATAATATGTTAATGCCTTTCTGTCAAATGACACTTCATCCTCGTAATCATTCTTCAATTCAATCAACCCACCTTGTCTAATTCGCATCAAAGCCATAGTAGATGAATCACAAAAGTCATCGTGTTCACCAAATGGAAAAGCTGCTAATTCTTCTATAACCTCTTCTGCAAAAGCGTCTTCTGTTGCATATACCATACCACTTTCAAACATAGGTGCAATAGAGTTCATTCTTGCCACCTTGTCCTGTCCTCTACTTGGAGAGTAAGACTGTACGGGTATACCTATCTTTCTTAACTCTTGCGTTAGTGGTGTTCCACTTGCTTTTGCTTCAATCAAGACAATATCAGGCTCCCAGTATTTATACTCTTCTAAGGCTAATTTTTTTAGCTCAGGAAAATCAACTCTATGTCTACTTGCATCTAATAAAATGACAGCATTTTCACCACCATCTTCAGGGTCAAAGATTCCCCATGTAGTTATTGCAGAATAGTCGGCAGTTTCTTTTGCGCTAAAAGCTGTATCGTAACTTTGGATAATACACTCACACTTTGGTATTCCTTCTTTTTCCCATATCTGCCACCAGTCTCTTTTGACAATAGAGCCACTTTCCGCTGTAGGATTTTGCAACCACTGTGCGTTCCATTTTGATATTGGTAATGATGCTTTTACTGATAATAGTTCTTCTTTCTTCCAGAACTCACCCCATAAAGGCTCATCAGTGTCAGGCATAATTGCAGGAAATTCTACGACTTCCCACTGGTCAGCATGTGTTTCTGATTGTCTTTTTAATAGCCTACCTGCTAAGTCTTTTGTACTCCAACGAGTCATAACAAGAACTATAGTTCCACCGGGCTGTAAACGCTGTCTAGGTCCTGATGTATACCATTCCCAAGCTGCATCCATAGCAGTAGGTGACATAGCATCTTGTTCTGAATGTGGGTCATCAATGATAAGTAAATCAGCACCACGACCTGTAATAGCACCACCTACTCCTGAATAGAAAGCTTCACCACCATCGTCAGTGGTCCAACGACCTGCTGATTTGTTATCTCCCGATAGGCTTATATCAGGAAAAACCGTTTGGTATTCTTCGCTATCAATAATGTTACGAACTCTACGACCAAATCTTACTGCTAATTCTGCCGTGTGGGTTGCTTGTATAATTTTTAAACTTGGATTTAGTCCCATCATCCATGCAGGAAAATAGGTTGATGCAAATTCTGATTTAGAGTGTCTAGGTGGCAACATAACCATAAGTCTTTTACATTTGCCTTGTGCTATACGGTTTAGTTTTTCAGCTAATATCTTATGGTGTCTACCCATAATAAAGCCTTCCCAATGAAACTTAACAAATTCTAAAAAGTCATCTCTACATCTTTCTCTAGCATTAAGATTCTTCCATCTCTGCATAAGTTTAAGTGCTTCTATCTGCTCATCCTTAGATAAGACATCAAAAGACTTTATTTGTTCTAAATCAAGCATTAGGTGGAGAGCCAACTGCTATGCACATAAAAGGCTGTTGACCCTCCATGACATGTGTTTGAAGAGAGAGAGGAGATATTTCGTGAATATCCACAAACTAGCATGTCTTTCAAACTTTACCCCATTCTTTGCCTTCAAACAACAAGGCTTCGCTATTTCTTCTTTTAATTAACCCATCAAGAACCTTTCCACCTGCTTTATTCCAACGCTTTATTTGTTCAGGAACAGCATCAAATTCTTTGTTATTTATTTTTTTCAAAAGAGTGCTGGAGGATAGGTTCGAGGAGCCTAAATTAAAAACCCATGAAACAAGAGCATCGAACTGATTTTGTTCTAAATCAACAGTAACCATATTATTAATGTAGCCTTCGTATTCATCCATCTCGTGTAGCAATAAAGCATCAGCTTCTTGTTGAGTTATTAGGTCTCCTTCTTTAACACCTTTGGTATGTCCGTAACCTATTGTTAAAACATCTGCTGCACATCTGTATGCGTTGTATTCGCAACCTTCGTAAAACTTAATTAAATCTAAACCTTTTTCTGATATTTTCATTATTTTATTCCTCTTTTTTGGTAGTAACATTTCTATAATAGACAACAACTTCTTTAAGCTCATTTATATACCTCTTTAATTCCTGCATGTTGTAAGCCATAAGTTCATAGTCAGGAACAGACATAGCTAAAAAAACAATGTCTCCATGTTCTTTTTCTATCTTTACTAAAAACTCATCTATGTTTTTTTCAGAAACTACATACCAATAAGGGTCCTTTAAATCTATCTCCCTTGGCAATATTGGTTGCACTATAGTCCTTACTATAGGCTTCGTAATTATTTCTACCTCTCTACTAGGTATTAGGCTGCAACTGCAAGCCATTATCAAGACTGTCGATGTTACGACTATCTTCTTCAATGCTATCAAATACATCTTTGGTTCCTTTATTTACTCTTGGTTCTATAAGTCCGGGCTTTGCTATGGCTAATTTAGTTAAGTTATGCCTTTTAAATATGTCAAGGTACCTTGACATTTCTTGCTCTATTTCTTGATTTCTTGATTGTATAGCCAATAAACCTTGTGTTTGTATTGTGAAATCATTTTGTAATGACTCTATAGCTAACTTCTGTTCTTGATTTCTAAGTTCAAACGCTTGGTTTAATGCTTGTAGACTTGAGTTTTGATACCAAAGTCCAATACAGGCTAGAAAAAGAACTCCAACAACACCCAGTAAAACTTTACTCACTAGACAAACCTAGATAGCACTAAAGAAACAAGTATGAATGGATATACTGCCCAAATCATATTCTCTAGCTTGTCAAAACGCCTTGAGCCATCTTCTAATCTTTTTTCTATATTAGCGTACCTGATAGAACATTCTTTTTCGTGCGTTTCAATTTTTGTAATAGCTTCTTTGGTTGTTGCCATAAATCTCACTTTCTTGAACGATTTGCAGACTTGCTCTGCATTTTTAAATTAGATTTTTTATTATTTTTTGGGTTATCGTCTTTGTGTGCAACATCTTTGTTATCACCAGTAAATGCTTTGCCAAGTTTTTTCATGATTGCTCTAGCTGCATTTCTCATAGCTCTATTCTTTTTTTCTTCAGGCTTGCTGTGAAAATTCTTGTATTCTTTTTTATAATCTCTTTTCATATTATTCTATTGTATATATCTTTAAAGCTTTTGCCTTACCTTTAACTTTCATTGCCTTTAAAGATTTTAACTTATAATTAACACTTTGGGCAGTATTTTCGCCAATTAATATATCCACTCCTGCTTCTTTGGTTGCAGACTCTAACCTAGCTGCTGTATTAACTGCATCTCCTATAGCAGAATAATCAAATCTAGTGCTTGAACCCATATTGCCGATAACTGCTTCGCCAGTATTTACCCCTACTCCAATTGCTATTTCATGGGATAGTTCTTTGTTAAGTTCTTTTATTGCTTCTTGCATTTCAATAGCAGTCTTTACTGCTTTGTTTTCATGGTCTTCTAAATCCATGGGAGCATTAAAAATTGCCATACAAGCATCTCCTATAAATTTATCTACCATGCCTCCATTTCTTTGCACACATTCTACTTGTACTGTTAATGCCTTATTCATAATCTCAGTAACTTCTTCTGGTTGTAGTTTTTCTGAAAGACTAGTGAAG